CTGATACTTGCCCAATAGGTGCAAGATGCCTCTAAACAGACTCTTTACGCCTGTTTCAGCGAAAATTCTAGCGATTAACTCTAGCTTGCCGCTATTAGACTTCATCATTGCAGCCACAGCAGTAGCCGTAACATTGCTCAGAATGTCTGGATCAAGTCCTTGCTGTGCATCACTAACGCCTGTTCTCTTAGCCTGAACTGCATCCAAGTATTCCAACATTGGCATGGCTTGACCGAATGTACTTTGAACCGTTAACGGAACCAGAGCATTAGGGTTCTTGATACGTATAATTCCACCCGGAGTAGCATTGAGCAAGTCATCCATGTTGACCTGACCATCTACCGCACCTACTCGATTGTTGTTAGTTAGATACAGATTGTCTAAGCTCTGACGAGTTATCGTGGACTTCTGTAGCTGAATATCCATCGTCCGATCTGCCAGAGATTGACCGAAGAACTTATGCGGTACAGGTATAGGGCAGATACTGTGAAATGGAACATAGTCTGTTTCCTCATCTTCCAATATCTCAGAGCCGCAATAAACAATACGGCGTAACTCAGCAATACCGTCATCATCTTCGTCAATACGTATATAGCACTCGTATACCTCTAGAACCTGCATAGAGAAGTCTAGAGAGGTATTTTGATCCGGTTGTTCGCCATTTGGGAAACGAGCAATACGCTCTGCATTGAACTCAAGATCGTTATAAGTTGGAAGATCGTCAACTACGTCCTGATCGTAGCCAATAGCAATTAACTCTGAACGAGTCATCAAGCGACGATGTGCTACGAAACTAGCTTGGTCAATAGTCTTGGCTGACTTGCTGATAAGGAATTCTTCAGGAGGCACGTTCTCAATACGCACCTGACCTGTTTCTTTAATGCGCTGTACCTGAACTTCAAACTTAGGAATCTGTATGACATTACCCATCATGTCCGACATTTCCGTATATTCTATTTTCTGTTTGGTAACTTTTAGAGTCTGATCCGATAGCAATAGAGCCAGTTCATCCTCTGACAGATTCTCGTATTCTTCTTTAGTTACGTCTGTAGACTGATCCCAATATGACTTAACTACGCCTACCTTTTGCAGCAGAGCATCTTTAAACCAGTTGTGGAGAATAAGCATTCCATCATTATCACGATAGAAAGCCCAGTTACAGTAGTCGGTAGCCTGTCTAGCTGACTCCTCGTCTTTCGGACCACGAGGCTCAAAGTAGACAATATCTTCAGTAGTCGTAAACACTCTAATTAGCTGTGGCAATGCACCATCGATAGCCTCAGCTACCTCACCTGTAACGATCTGCGAGCGACCTTCTTGCTCATTACCGTATGGGTATCTTAGGTAATATTCTAAGGCTCGCTTACGATCCTCAGTAGTCTCAGTATCAAGATAGCCAATACTGTTATCTATTTCGTTCTCGATAATGCCTTTTACTTTGCCTTCATCCATCATAATGCGTTCCTCTTAGGATTTTCGCAATTATACAATCCATTTAGTGTTAATGGGCAAATCTGACTGCCATGAACTATCGTCTTGGTCAAGGCTTATAGCCAAATAACGAAAGGAATCTGAAGAATGACTGCTCCAGTCGTGAAGCGGCTTGTCGTAGAACACTTGCTGTCTCTCGTTATATTCCCTGCGGTAGTTCCTTAAAGCGTCTAGCCCTTGCTTAGTCTTATGATCGAACCAGCATTGCGGTAGTAGCCTTCTAACGGCTTGTATACCGTCTGCAACCGACAATCTAGGAGCTACAGTTATATCGAGTCCTGCTTCCTGTAAAACCTCTTTACGGCTCTTTCCAGTGCCTAGTTCCCTTACTTCCACATCGTGAGGAAGGAATTGCGTGTAGCCTTCGTAGCCGTTATCTTTGAGCCAGCGTACATACCAGTCCAGACCGACACCGTGGTTCTCCGTAAAATCAATGAGACGTACTTCTTTTCCAACCACCTGAGCAACCCACAGAGAAGTAGAATCGCTAATCCCCAGATCCCAAGCAACATAAGACTTACATAAGTCATCAGGTTCGATAGTGGTGATCCGGTTCTTCGCCTCAAGATCGTTGATAATCTGCCCATAATAGCTACCTTGAATAGCGGCATCAAAGGAACATTCAAATTCCTGAAAATACCTATCGTCACCCATCTCTTTACGAGCAGCCCAAAGTTCCTTCTCGCTAAGAATACCTGTTTCACTAGCCTTGAACTCTAGTAATGCCCATCCTTCAGCAGTCTTAGCTCTATCACGGAAATCTAGGAAATGATTTTTACCTTTAGGTGTACCAATGAATAAGCACCACGTAGGGTTTTCATCAGTATTCCTATCCGCTAGTGCTGGACGTATAACCTCATTCCATATCTTAGGGTTTTGATCGCCTATCTCGTCAAGGATAACGCCATCGAAATACTGCCCACGCAAGCTATCAGCATTATCAGAGCCGTAAAGACTAATGCGCCTACCCCAAAAGTCAACTCTAAGCTCTGAGATGTTAGCCACAGCCCCAAGAGGACGAGTAAATTCCAGCAGGTAATCCCAAGCCACGCGCTTCGACTGTGCGTAAGTCGGAGCAATATAGGCAAATCGTGGGTTTTGTTTAGTGCACTCAATGGCAGCCTTGATTAGATGATTAATCGCGCTAACAGTCTTGCCCATACGACGATGTGCAACTACTACTGTAAACCTGTGCTTGTCTACTGCCTCATGAATCAGCCTTTGCTGCTCACGTGGCTTATAAGCGATCTCGATTACTTCTGCCATGTCACCATCAACGGCGCACCTTCAGCACCAGTAATCTCTTGCTTGCTAGTCTCTGCCCATCTCATCTGAGCCTTAGTCCACCAGATCAATGCAGTCGTATCACCGCCCTGAGCCTTGTTAAATAACGTCTTGGCTATCTGTGCGCTAGCTTTAGCCTTACCTAAGTCTAGCTCTGTACGGTAATGCTTTCTCAGCGTCTTATCATCAATACCGATTAACGCACCTATCTGTTCATGCGGCAGTCCTAGACCAGCCGATGTTTCGACTAATCTCTTGTTTTCTGCGCTGGGAATATGCTCATTCATTTTATGTAGGGGAAATGTTAATCATTCGTTAATAATTCGGCTTTCTTTCCGGTGAAATCTTCCCACCGCTTTACTATAACGTCACAGTATTTAGGGTCAAGTTCCATTAATCTGGCGTGACGATTTGTTTTTTCACACGCAATAAGAGTTGAACCAGAGCCGCCAAATAAATCCAATACAACGCCGTTAATTTGAGTCCCGTCAATAATTGCTTTTTCTACAAGCTCAACAGGTTTCATAGTTGGATGAAGATCATTTTTAGCAGTTCTTTTTATACGCCAAATATCCATACCATTTTTACCGCCGTAAAATTTATGGTTTTTGACCCATCCATAAAACATTGGTTCGTACATAGACATGTAATCGCTGTTGCTTAAGGTGTGATTTCCTTTATCCCAAATAACAAGTGATCTACACTTTAATCCCGTTCTATCAAAACTAGCGTAATACTTACCTATACCAAGTCTATAAAATGTTATATAAAAAGCACCATCAACTTTAATTTTAATTATTGAATTAATGGCATCTAAAAAGTCATCACCTTCTTTTTCAGACATTTTGTCGTTTTTAATTGCGCCATGTTTTGCATTAAACGATTTACTACCATCGGCGTGAATACCGCCAGTAAAATCCATCAGATAGGGCGGATCGGTAAAAATCATATTCGCTGTTTCTGGCATTAATTTATCTACTAAATCAATACTGGTACTGTCCCCACACATCAACCGATGGTTGCCTAGCTGGTATATATCGCCTAGCTTAGTTTTAGGCTCCTCTGGTACGTCAGGAACAGCATCCTCATCCGTTAAACCTTCTACCTGCTCAGGCTCCAATAATGCAGCTAACTCGTCCTGATTAAAGCCCAATATATCTAGCGCAAAACCATCCTTTAATAGTTCATCTAACTCAATAGTTAGCAAAGTATTATCCCAATCAGCATTTAACGCTAGTTTATTGTCTGCAATAACTAACGCTTTACGCTGAGTATCGGTTAAATGACCTAGCTCTATCGTAGGAACCTCATCCATCTTTAGCTTACGAGCAGCCATTAACCTGCCATGACCAGCAATGATGCTATTAGTTCCGTCTATTAATATTGGATTAGTCCAGCCAAACTCTTTAATGCTGGCTGATATTTGCGCTACCTGCTCGTCTGAGTGCTTGCGGCTATTGTTGACGTAAGGAATTAAATCCTCAACTTTGCGATACTTAACATTTAACTGCATTGCATTACCTTTCAGGTGTCATGCGTAAAATACTTCGTACATATCCGGTCTGTTAGTCTTTATCCATTCCCTCGGTTCTTCATGGCACTTAGCAAAGTCGTTTCCAACCGTCTGCGATCCTGCATGATGAACGTAACCTCTGCTGACAAAGTGGAAATAACCAGCTTTGCCTAAGTCATGACATATTATATTGTCTGAATACCAATTAGTGCTAGGGAATTGTGCTACATCCCATGCTTCCTTACTTATCGCCGCGAAAATAGGAGCAATCACATCAGTCATCTTGATGTGTAACTCGCTCTCCCATTTTAACGCTGAGAATACGTCATCTTCTTCAGCTACTCGTATATTCTGTGCTGGTAGTACGTAATCTGATCTAGCACCTAAGAATCCAACCTTAAATGACTTACTGACGTACTTATAATCAGCTTGCATCTTCTCAATAGTATCGGGAGCCAATACTACATCGTCATTAGCAATGATTAGTGAATCGTAATGCCCTGTAGAAAAGGCATAAGAGACAATTGCATTATACGCATCTCCGAAATTGGCAGAAATATTTGGTCTGAACACGACTCGATTGTTTTTAAGTCTGCCTCTAACTTGTCCCCACAACTCCAGACTATTTGCACTAACGTAAACTGGCAATTCTCTTGCATATTGATTAATGCTCTCCAATAGTACGTGGATGCTTGGGCTGCCTACCGTAGCGATTACGATTGCTTGCAAAGGATCACCTTCATAGAATCTACTGCTCTAGGAGTACGTAGAATTTCATCATCAGAAATGCCTTTATCCATCATTTCCTGACCTAATCCTGACAGCTTAAATTCCATCGACGTTAGGTTAAATCTATC